GCCCTAGTAGGTCAACCCATGCCTCGCCAAGCTGTTGCTCAGCATTGCGCTTGCGAACGTTCTCAAAGGCCCGGCGTTCAAGCCGGGACAGTTCGAGCGTGATCTCGTCAAGCGTGCTGATCATCGCTTCTTCACCACGCGATACTCGTTTTGCAGATTGGTCTTTCCGCACTCACCACTTCGCAGGACCCTCGCAATTGAATGCGGCGATCTCTTCGAAGAACAGGTACGTCGATTTGCATTCGACGACGTATTTAAGTTTGCGTGCCATGTTGGCGCTCCAGTCGTTCGGCGGCTGCCTTGCAGTTTTTTAGTGATCCGCACCAAGCGATGCCGAAGCGGTCGCCGATGTTTTCGTTCTTGCCATCCTTGAGGCGGCGGTAGGCGCTGATGCCAAAGCCCCGGTCGTAAGCCCAGACGATGTGATACGCCCGGTCATCGCACGTGGCATCATACTCATAGACCGGCTTGCTATTGTGCTCGCCATCGCGAGTGCGTGTCCAGACGAGGGTCATCGCTTCGCTCTCCAGAGTTGCCACGTATATTTCGAGAAGCGTAGGACGTTGAACTCCGCCGTGTCGCGCTCGCCATCGATACAGCGCACAGCAACGTAGTTCCAGCGGCCCCCGCAGTGGGCAGTCTCAAAGGCGGCGCGCTTCTGAGCGCCCGCCCATGTTTTGAAAACTTGTTTGCGTAACACGGCTAAGTCCTTTCTCGGGGAATAGTATAGGCCCTACGTCTGCCAGTTCGTATGCACCATGCCGGGAAACAGGAAAAATCGGCATGTTGACCATAGCTATTGCGTCCTGTTAACACCCCGGAAGTTTACGCGGCGCGGTGGCACTCCCCGCTATCGATCAAGGTCTTTGCGGTGCGACCGAAGAAGCCTTGCAGTTTCCAGCAAAGGCCGGTATCGATCAAGTGCTGCCACGCGGAGCGCAGTGTCTCGGCATCGTGGTCTTCGCCGTCGAAGCCTTCGCAGGCGGCGACTGCATCAAAGTCAGTCCAATTTCTCGCGACTGCCTCGCACGCAGGCTCATGTTGACCCGGCGTGATAACTTTGCATGTGCATTTCTTCGCGGTCATTTGCGTTTGCTCCGGCCCGGGATGGGCCATGCACGAACCCTATCTCGGGCAGGGCGGGGATGCAAGCACAGCCTCGGCTTATGGTTTATAGATCGTAAAGGTCCTTGAGCCGCAGGCATTATAGAAGCGTTAACTACCCGCAACGGTTTGCATTGCTATCGGCTCCGGGACGCGCTAGACCGGGTGTCATGAAAGTACGCACTGACATTTACGAGCGGGTGTCCGCGCTGAACGCGGCAACCGAGATCGCGCTCAGACGCCGGTCGCATACCGTAGTGGTGTTACCGTGAGAAAAGCTACTCCAAAGATGAAACGAGATTTTGAGCGCGAGCTTAGACGGCTTGCGCCTCGCAAAATTATCGTCGGATGCGGTGAGAAGTTTCGCGAGATCGCTGTCACGGATCAGGCCGAGTTGCGCCTGATCGATGAAATCGTGAATTTACTTCCCGAGAAGGTAGCCCCATGACCCGCAACGCAACAGCCAACGAACGCTTCGATCACGACAGGGATTTGCGGAAGCACGATTTTCGAAACGGCGACCGGGTCAGAATTTCCGACCTTTGTCTTGCCGATGTCGTCGAGCTTTTCGAAGGCCCGTTCGGCACCGGCACGGTTCGCCGGATCACGAAAGACGGCGAAGTCATCATCTCGCGCCCTTACGGCGTGACCCAAGATTTCAGTTACACTGGCGGCGTGCCGTTCTCAGTCGGCGTCGAAGAAGTCTCCTATTTCTTTTCGAGCAGTCGCATGCTCAAGGTCTTTCAGCGGAAGGAATTACGATGAGCAAGATCAAACGACCCGGCTACGGCGAGGCCATCGATTGGCTCGCACGGAACGATGACTGCTATTGGCTAGGCGATACAACGCCGATGGTCTCTGTAGCTGCTGCGATGGTACGCGATCTCTATGGCGTCTTTGACGGGAAACTGATCAAGGACCTTCGCATTGCTCTTGCAGAAGTCTACCCGGATCATTCTGCATTACGCGAGAGGGGAACGTCGTGATGAGTGAAGGATCAGGACATCGCGGATTATGGACTGAGGCCCAGTACCCCGGCGACGCGGTTCGCATTCAATTGCTTTATCGTCGTGATGCCAAAGGCAGGCTCGAACTCGGCGACGTTCGTATTCAGAAGTACGACAACGTCGTGCGGGTCGGGAAATTCTTGCCGGGCCGTGAAGAGTGCACGCCCGGCGACACGCCGAAGATGGTCCCGGAAAAATACATGCACTACCGCTTCGCGGACCCTGCCGACGCGGAGTTTGACGCCTACATCCAAGAGGCGTATGCAGACGGCTGGCAGAATTACGATCCCGAACAACATGGGGCACTGAGGGCAAATGGCTAATCATCTCGAAGACGTACTCCGTGATCTAGCCAAGCGCGGCGAGATCAGCCACATCAGTCTCGTGCCTTCTCAGAATGGGAAGCTCTGGCGCGCGTCGTTCGCGATGAGTAGCAGGTTCGGTATCAGCTTCGCCGAAGACGCTGATCCGGCGAAGGCGATCATCCTCGCGTGCACGACTGCGAAGATGAAGCCACGCCCGGCGGAGAGGCGGCCCACTTCAATCGATCTTGAGGCAGAGCATGTGGACCCTTACGGCGACCTGATGTAGTTGCTAGTTGCTCCGACGCTTGTGATCGGCTAAGTTCAACGACCATCCCGCCACCGGAGAGACCGCCATGGCCAAGCTCACTGCGAAAACGCGTAAGAACATTCCCGCTGGCAAATTTGCCATCCCACCGAAGAACGGCAAGCCCGGGAAGTACCCTGTCGAAGACAAAGGCCACGCTGATGCCGCCAAAGGGCGCGCGAGTGAGATGGTGGCCAAGGGCAAGCTTTCGCCGGTACAGGCGAACAAGATCAAGCACAAGGCCGACGCGGTCCTCGGCAAGCACGATACCCGCTATCACAACTGTTGATCGGGAGCACGCATGGCAAAAGACGCACTAGGCCACGGTAGCAACACGCGCGGCGGTAGCATGCTCGACGTGAACGGCAAAGGCATCATTCCGAGCCGACCGTTTCGCGAGGGCACGGCTCATCAGGTTTCGCTCGCTGAGCAGCATGGCATTCCGACAGATCACCTTGTGAAAGGCGCTCCGCGTCCGTCTGCGGTTGCTCGCGACTTTGGCGGGCGCGTCGTCGTGCCCCCGGGCGGCTACGAAAATCCAAAGGTCCCCTCGCATCAGTCGCGCATCGGCGCGCTCATAAAAGAATTTGGAAAGAATGAGGCTGGTGCGGGTAAAGTCCCGGATGTCCTCAAAGACTTCGACATCCGAGGCAAGGAGCCTTCGGACGCGGCGGAGACGATGTCCGGCATGCTACACACGCTCACTCATCACGGTGCAGAGCCATCGTCTCTTCTTGACTTCATGCGTTTCCTCGGCTTTCTTGGTGCAATCGCCTTGGTCGATTTGATCGCGTTGGCGCTAGGATTTGGAGGCGGGTCATGAAGGATGCACAGGGCCACGGATCGAATGCGCGCGGTTTCAGCATGCTCGATGTAAACGGCAAGGGTATCATGCCCAGTCGTCCGTTCCGCGAGGGCACTGCGCATCAGGTAGCGCTTGCCGAGGACCACGGCATTGCGACCGATCATCTCGTGAATAAGCAGGGGCACACTTGGGGTTCGCCCGCAGCGCTCGCTGACTTCAAAGCGCGCTACAGTCCCGCAGGCTTCAAGAGCGGCCAGCGCGAGATCAATCGGCTCAGACGACAGGGGAAATAAATCATGGCCAAAGATGCGCTAGGACACGGAAGCAACAATCGCGGTGGAGCGGCCAAAGGCGATCTCGTCTACAGTCGCAACTCATTGCGCCCGATGAGCGTGCTGAGTGACAAGGCGAAGAGGCTCGCCGGTCAGGCCGACGATACCGCCATGCGGGTCATGGGCAAAATCGACAATGGTATCCACTCACAGACGATCAATGATCTTCCGCAGATGCAGCGCCGCCACTACGAGAACATCGCTGCCGAGCTTAAAGCTCAGGGCGCTTCGGCCAAATCATCGGTTGATCATGGCTCGCGTGTCCGGCAGTATGCCGACAGGCTCGCGACGACCAATCCACTCTTCAATCGCCAGCGCTTCATTTCAGCGGCCACACCATGAAGGATGCTCGTGGCCACGGTAGCATTGGTAAGGGCAGCAATTCGGCGCTGACCAAGACACAAGGTCCGGCGTCGCCGATGCCTCGCGGCCCAAGTGGTCATGGTGGCAAGCATATGTCTGGCGGTGGCGTCAGTACTCAAATTCACGGCGGCGCTCCTGTACCATCGAACGCGCAGGCCGCGCAGGCGTTGATGTCAACGCTGAAATCTACTCAGGCTCCGGTCCATCCAGCAATGGTTGGTCATCGGCAAACTCATTCACCGGATGGCGGGTCAGCATCATGAAAGACGCATTAGGTCACGGCAGCAATGAGCGCGGCGGGCTATCCATCCCGGATCAGCATCGAGCGCGCATTCGTGCGGACAGTGGGAAAAACCCTTTGAAAGGTTACTTCCTCGGAGGCGGCACGGCGGCGTCTGATCAAGCTGCACGAGAAATTCTGGCGAACGGTCCGAAGTCGGCACCGGCTCCCGTGCATGGCGGCATGAAAGGTCCCCTAACTGCGGAGCAGAAAGACCAGATCGGCAAACAAATATACGGACGCTTTCTGAAATGAAACGCAAACAGGATGTCAACGATGAAGACGCGGCGAGTGCGCTACGCTACGGAGGCAAGTCTGGCGCGGTGGCTACGCACGATGCAATGCAGCAGTTCGCCGAAGAGGCCGACGATGACAACCCGGACCCCAACGGCGACTGGGATGAAGAAGATTGGGCCGCATACGAACAAAGGAATTGATCATGGCTAAAGATGCACGAGGGCATGGCAGTGAAGGGCGCGGTCCGCACCCTTGGCAACGAGTACAGGGCAGCAACGGACGCGGTCCTCAGCCGCACTCTGAGGGCGAAGTAAGACTTTGGGATAACAGCCCGCACATAGACGCGGCAAAGACTAGCTATAGCGGCGATGCAAGCGGCAATCTCAACAGCCCGCTTGTCTCCAACGCGACAGCAGCGCGCGAGCTTGCGAGCGGACCGAAGTCGGAAGCTGCTCCGGCGCATGACAGCATGATGTCCGGGATGGGCGGCCCCCCGCCGGTCCGGTCCGCTGACAGTCAGCGTGAGTACGACGAATACAATCGCGATCTCAAGTTGCGCTCTCGCAACGGACAGGTCGGCAGCGGTATGAAATTCCGAGGCTGAGATGAAAGACCCTCTGGGACATGGCAGCGATGGGCGTGGAGCATTTAAGGCTCCGACGCATCAATTCAAAGTCGAACGCCACATCGCGTTCCACGGCTCGACTGCCGCTGGCCAGAAGGTCATGACGACGGGCAACATCTGGCAGAAAGTCGGCGGCGGGCGCAGAGCCGTCGCTGAGAAGCTCGCCCAGTTTCAACGTGTCGATAACCCGAACTCGCGAGTGAGGATCAGATGAAAGACCCATTAGGCCACGGCAGCAATGCACACAACAGCGGCATCGCTCAGGTCGGCAAGCCGATCTTGAGCCCTAAAGTGGTGCACGGCATCCTGAACACGCCCCCGGGGTCGGGTTTCACGATGCGGCTCAAGGATGGTGAGGCACCGCCGAACGGCTATCAAGTTTCCATCCCCGGCCATGCACTTGCCAAGCCGCTCGGTAGTGCGGGCAGTGGCGAAGCGGAGTTGCAGGCGTGGGCCATGCAGCATTCGGCGGCGCTCAAGCAGGCGGGCCATGTCGGCGGCTATCACAACGATGTCACCGGAAATTTCGAGATCGAGCCGTCGCAAAATATCGGCAATCGAAATGCCGCGATCAGAACCGGCACGAGCCGAAACCAAGTTTCGATTTGGGATAACCGGAAGGGTCGCGAGATCAAGACCGGCGGGACTGGGGCCTAACTCGCCTTCGCGTAGTTGCTAGTTGTTCGTTCGCCGTCAAGCCTGTAAGCTTGGCGGCGAAATCACATCTGCGCGCGAGGACCACATCATGGTAGCCAATCACCCGGGAATGACCGATCAGACTTCGAGCAACATCGCTCGCGACGGCGCGGCCAAGCGTCCGCAGGCCAATGTCGCTATCGCGCATGGCATGACGGATCAGACCAAGCTTTCTGGCATTTCTCCCGACGTTTCGTTCGATGGAGCGCCGGATGCATCGAGCCCCAACCCGCTCGATCCGTCGCCGAAGGTCAAGAAGTTCGACAACGTGAAGGCTTCGTGGGGCATGCGAGACGCCAACGGCCAGTCGGTCAATGGCGAACTCGGCAAGGCCGTCCTTACGGAGGCCGCGAGCCTCGGAAGGTAACACCATGCTTCCAGCATGCTCGTGGCAGACGTTCTGCGGATTTTTCCTCGCGGCTCTCGGGGCCGCGATAGGCTGGGGAATGGGGCTGTTCATTGTGGCCCAAGTTACGCGCGCAATCGTGCGGCTGTTCGGTATCAACTGATCAAGAGGTAACGAAAATGGCGAACGTGCCAGCGGACGACGAAGAGTTCATCGGCTCCCACATGAAGGCCAAGAACGGCTACGGCCAGAATGGCTATCAGGGTGCGTCGAGCGATCTCCCGGGCGAGCATACGACTTCCGACTTCTTGCCACAGGCAGAAGTGCCGACTGACGACTGGCAGACGCGCAAGGTCAGCGCCGAAGGCTATACGCCCACGCATGGCATGAAGGCTCCCGCTGGGGGCCGACCATTTGCTTCGCAACGCGAGCCGGTCAAGGTTCTCGACGAAAACGTTCGACGCCCCCGCATCCAAGCCGCGCCGGGATCATTTCAGAGGTAATCTCAAGTGTTGAAACTCGCAACGCTGTCTCTCGCTGCGCTTCTCATTTCCGTCTCCCCGACATTCGCCAAGAAAGCGCCGGAGGCCCCGGCCCGCGTCTGTCTTTCGCCCGAGGGCTTCATCAAGACCGCCCCGGATGGATACTCACTTATCGCCAGTGTCGAAGGTGAAGAGCTTGCCCGGCTCGACAAACTTCGGCCCGGCACTCTACCGGACGGCTCCGACCTAATCTTGGTGTTCGGTGTGCATGGCTCGGAAGAAGTCTATGTCATGCTCGTCTTCAAGAAAAACTGCATTTTGGGTAAGGGCGGCATCACGCCCAACTTCCTCGCCAAGCGGTTTGCGCCGACCGACGATGGAAAAATTTGATGCCAAAACAGAACACGTGTGCACCTTCAAGTTTACACATTAGGCTCCAACGTCAACTCGAAGGTATCGAAAAGCATTTGGAGCAGTTTCCGAACGACAAGCTGAGCCAACAGCGTGCGAGCACAATCCGCGCCGAACTCAGCAAATGATACGCGAACGCGCATAATCTGAGATTATGCGCGAACCCGTATAGGACGCGGCGCGCATGAGCGCGCTCCATCGCATGTGCGATGATGCAGTGCTGGAGGATATCCGCATGAGCGGCAAAGACGACGATAATTTCGAAGACATTCTTGGGCCGAACCCTGAGCCTGAGAATTTAGTCGATGCAGAGCCACCGCAATCATGGCCCATGGGCGAAGCGAGCCGGGCTCTCCTAGAGCGCTCACGCTCTTATCCGATGCCTAAAGCCCCCAACGAAATCAGTATCAGGGGCAACGCCACCAAGAACTCCCCCCTTCGGCTCCAGCGTATCCTCCGGTTTGCTACCGAGATGCCGGTCAACTCGGCAATCTGCAAGCGAGCGGGTATCAGCCTAACAACCCTCAAGTATTGGCTCCAGAAATCCAAGGAAGGCAAGCCGGGGGATGGTTTCGATATAGCGCTCGGCGTGAACGACGAGAATGAGACGCTGGACAATACCGTGCGTTTTCATGAAGCGTATGATCTTGCTTTTCAGGCCGGGGTTGAAGCTGTCGATGCCGTCGTGCACGAGTATGCGACTGGCTACCTTGAGCCGCAAGTCTACAGAGGCCGCGTTCAATACCGGCTCGATCCAAATACAGTCAGCGACTATACCTCTCGCGGTCTTCCGATTGATGACCGTGACGAGAGACTTTGGTTGCGCGACGATTTCGGCTCTCCAATTCCCGAGACAGTCAAGAAGATTGACCCCGATCTCGCGATGGCCATCCTGAAAGCTAAACATCCCGCATACAGACCCAAGCCGGTTGATGTCAACGTGCGCGGCGGCGTGCTTGTTGTCGGCGTGCGTGCGGCCACGTCCGAAGCCCTCAATGCCATTGAAGAGGCCAACATCCGAGCGAACCGGCCTCCGGTCGTGTTCGTCGAAGACGATGAGGGCTGAATAAAATGGGCTTCGCGAGCGTAGCAGAATTTCGGAAAGAGGGCGCTGAGTACGTCCCGTATGTTCTCGACGATAATAACGTGATGCGCGCGGTCGCGTGGGCACCGCAACCGGGTTCGCAAGAACTCTTCTTGATGGACCCTACTGTCGAAGTCCTTTACGAGGGTACGCGCGGCCCGGGCAAAACTGACGCGCTCATTATGGACTTCTGTCAGGAAGTCGGCAAGGGCTGGGGCGCGGAATGGAAAGGCATTCTGTTTCGCCGCACGCATCCGCAGTTGCGCGACATCATTGAAAAATCGAAGAAATGGATCAAACGCATCTGGCCCGATGCGATCTATAACGAAGTCAAGACGATGTGGGAGTGGCCGACAGGCGAGCGCCTGTACTTCGCCCATTTCGACGTAGCTTCGCAGTACAACGACTATCACGGCCACGCTTACCCGTGGATTGGCTGGGAAGAGTTGACGACGTGGGCTACTCCAGACTGCTACAAGGTCATGTTCGCTTGTTCGCGTTCGACTATCAAGGGGATGCCTCGTAAAGTTCGGGCAACGACGAACCCATACGGCGTGGGCCATAACTGGGTCAAGGCGCGCTTCAAACTGCCGATCAACGGGCTGATCAACGGGAAGCGTATCACAGTCGGGCCGCTCATCACGGACAGCGTGGACAAGGACGGAAATCCTGAACCGCCGCGTCGCGCCATCCACGGCTATCTCGATGAGAACGTGATCTTGCTGCACGCCGACCCTGAGTACAAGGGCCGCATCAGGGCGGCTGCTCGAAACGCATCCGAACTCGCGGCGTGGATGGACGGTTCATGGGACATCGTCGCTGGCGGCATGTTCGACGATATCTGGTACGAGTACAAAGACACGATTGTTGTGCAGCCGTTTCCGATCCCGCCGGGCTGGAAGATTTATCGGGCTTACGATCACGGCTCATCGAAACCGTTTTCGGTCGGATGGTACGCTATCAGCGACGGCACTGACTTGAAGCTTCCGGATTTTACCGATCCAGTGGAGAAGAAAGTCTACAAGGGCGGCACGCGCGCTACCGTGCGCGGTGACCGTTTTCGTTTCAAGGAATGGTACGGCTGGCGTAGACATCAGCCCAACGAAGGAACGCGAATGCTCGTTGCGGATATTTCGAAGGGCATTATCGAGCGAGAGATCAAGTGGGGCTTACGCGCCGCCGACGCATCGTGGACGCGCGTGTCACGCGGCCCAGCGGACACGCAGATTTTCGACGACAACGCGAACGGTTCGGATATCTCGATTGCTACCGACTTTGAGAAGCCGGTCACCATCAACGGCGTGAAGCATCGCGGAATTTTCTGGGAACGGGCAGACAAAGGGTCTGGCTCTCGCGAGCAAGGGTGGGAGCAGATCAGAAAATGCCTCAAGGCGACCAAACGTCCGCCGGGCGGCTTCCGGGAAATCCCCGGGCTGTTCATCACCACCGAGTGCGTCAATTGGCTTCGGTGCGTGCCTGTGCTGCCGCGAGACGAGTTGAAGATCGATGACGTTGACGATGAGAGCGAAGACCATAACGGCGATGAGACAAGATACATGCTGCGCTTCGAAGCCCGGACTATGAGTTCGGGCCGGGTCGGGGCTTGACAATATGGTTAACAGGGTGGTAGAGACCACGGCCCCTAGATAGGATTTATCATGGCACTTCCAGATCGGCACCCAGAGTACGTCGAGCGTCTCGGCGAATGGATACAGTTGACCGACACCTATGCGGGCGAGCGCGCCGTCAAAGCAAAGCGCCTTGACTACCTACCCGCCACCGAAGGCATGGTACAGGACGGAATGACGACGCCGACTTCGCCCGGCTGGCGAGATTATGAAGCCTACCTTATGCGGGCTTTCTACCATGACGTTGTCAAAGACGCCGTGAAGGCCATGGTCGGCATCATGCATAACAAGCCTGCCGTGATCAAACTCCCGAAACGCCTCGCTGGCATGCTGGAGAATGCGACCATCCAAGGCGAGGGGCTCCAGATGTTGCTCCGCCGGATCAATGTTGCGCAACTCGTCATGGGACGCTGCGGCATTCTCGTCGATGCGCCACAGGGCGTGGACGCGGACAAGGCAACGCCCTATCTCTCATTTTATGACCCTATTCGCATTATCAACTGGGATGCAGGCAAGCTCAATGAGGGCATGAACGAACTCGATCTCGTTGTGCTCGACGAGGGCGGCTATCGCCGCGAAGGCTTCACGTGGAAGACCGAAAAGAAATACCGCGTTCTCACGCGCGGCGGTCAATCCGAACTCGATAGCGGCTGGGAGCGCCCGCCGGTCGGTGCGCCATACGGCGTCTGTGTCAAGGTCAACGATACGAGCATGCCCGTGCTTACGGATTTCGTCTACCCAAGCATCGCAGGCAAAACTCTCGATCAAATTCCGTTCGTCTTCATTGGGGCGAACGATCTGGTGCCCGAACCCGAAGTGTCCCCACTTCTTGGGTTGTCGAACCTCGCGCTCGCGATCTATCGAGCCGAGGCTGACTATCGTCAGACTTTGTACTTGCAAGGTCAGAACACGCTCGTCATCATCGGCGGCAATGTCGATGAAGCCGCACCGGAGCAAATCCGCGTCGGCAATAAAGGCGTCATCGACTTGAAACTCCAAGGCGACGCGAAATACATCGGCGTCTCCGCTGCTGGTCTCGGCGAAATGCGCCAGTCACTCGAAGCTGACAAGGCGTCTGCCGCGCAGGCTGGCGTTGCCTTCTTGGATGTCGGCAATGCCCGTGGCGAAACTGGCGAACCTCTCCGCATTCGCGTGGCCGCTCGCACGACCACCATCTCATCTGTTGCCCAATGCGCCGGGTCCGGACTTGAGCAGGCGCTCAAGTTCTGTGCCGAGTGGGTTGGGGAAGACCCGGAAGAAGTTAGCGTCGAGCCGACGACTGACTTCGCCGATCAGACGGTCGCTGGCGCTGCACTGCTCGCCTTCATGCAGGCGAAGCAACTGGGTCTGCCTCTGTCTCTTCGTTCGATGCATCGCATGATGAAAATGAACGACATGACGGAGATGGACTTTGAAGAAGAGAACTGGCAGATCGAAGAAGAAGCCGCGTCGATGCTCGGGACAATGGTCAGCCCATTCGGGAGCGTTACGGACGATACGTTCTTGGATGAGGACGTTAGCCCCGTGCCCGGCCCGGAGACAGGAAGTCCGGGAGGCACTCCGCCTGCCCCGGGTCAACCACCGGCTGCTCCCGCCACGCCCACCCCGCCAAATAAAAATACCCCGGTCAAGCCGAACGCGCAAAGCAAGAAGGGGTATACACGCGGGTCGCCAGTCCCGCTGAAACGGAAGGTCGGCAAGAAGGGTGCGTCGGCAGGAAAATGACCTTCGTGGATAAATCGAGTGACGGCCCCTTCGCGGAGTTCAAACAGAATAAGGACCCTTTCGTCAGGCACGTCGTTCAGACATTTGCGAAGGCTATCAGCATGCTCGACAAGAGCGAGCCGCTCATCAGGGACATCATCGAAAACGACTTGATGGACGTGGCGGGCATCAATCGCGCCAAAGTCTCGGATGTGATCATAGCGGGCGACGAAACCGCCAAGCGGGTTTCGGCTATTCGCCTCAAGTCGATCAAGACAGTCTTTCGGTATCTGAGGGACAATCTTCCTCAAGATGTTCTGATCATGGGTCACACGTTAGCTGCATGGGCCAAAGCTATATTTGATGACGACACGCACCGCATTGCTACTGCGATCAGCATCGGCCTCACGGGTGGCGAGGACAATACAGACATCGCTCACCGCGTCGTCGGTGGTCGTCGTTTGTTCGGCGCTGATGGTGCGACAGAAATTACTCGACGGCACATCGTCCGTCTCGGTTCGAGTTTGATCAAGCGAACGTAAAATCCCGCATGCGCGGGGCTCAGTCGGATGTCCGGCGGAGTGACTACAGGAGGCTACTATGCTCAAGACAGTCTACGATACCCAAGAAGAAATCCCGGACGGCTATGCGGACCTTTACACGGAACGCAATGGCAAATGGGAGTTGACCGGCGTGCAGGGCGTGAAAACGCAAGCCGACATCGACCGGCTTACGGAAGCCCTTCGCAAAGAGAAGAATGATCACCGGGCGACCAAGACAGCGCTCACCGCGTTCGACGGCATCGACCCCGAAGTCTTTCACACTCAAGCTACCGAGCTTGAAGAGACCAAGGCTCAGTTGGATGCCATCAAGGCGGACGGTAGCATCGACGAGGCCAAGCTGGAGCCAATCATCAGCGCTCGCGTCAAGCAGGCGGTCGCGCCAATCGAGCGTGACAAGGTAGCTCTCCAGCGCAGGCTCGACGACACCAACAAGAAGCTGACGGAAAAGGACGGCGAAGTGGTCGGCCTGAAAACCACCATCGTCACCGGAAACGTCGAGCGCGCCATTCGTGACGCGTCGGTCGAAGCCAAAGTGCTGCCTCCGGCGATCATCGATGCCGTCATGCACGGCAAGAGCCTGTTCGAAATAACCGACGACAACCGGATCATCACCCGGGACAACGTCGGCGTCACCCCGGGCCTGTCCCCCAAGGAATGGCTTAAAGACCAAGTCGAGAAGTCACCGCACTGGTGGGCGACTTCGGTCGGCGGCGGTTCGCAAGGCGGACCCGGCGGCCCGAAGGGCGGTTACGGCGGTGCGAACAACCCGTGGTCGAAGGCCGGTTGGAATATCACCAAGCAAGGTGCTCTCGTCACCCAGCTTGGTCTGGTAAAGGCGACCGAGATCGCGGCTCAGGTCGGATCGAAGCCCGGCGACACCAAACCGGCGGAAGCAGCGGCCTAAAAATCTGTTTCGCTTGACAATCTTCGGCCTCGGGCATAAGTCCGGGGCTGGAGAATTTTTATGCGTATTCATCTGCTTTCGGTCCCGAATACAATCTCGGCTCCGTGGTACGACACGTGCCCCTTCACTCAGAAGGTTGTCAAGATGGCGCGCATGTTGACCGGAGAAGGTCATCACGTCATCCATTACGGCGAGGCATTATCCAAAGTCGAATGTGCCGAACACGTCGTGGTGACGCGTAAGGCGGACATTGAAAAATCGTACCCGGGGCACGAGCCCTTGTTAGACGGCCCCCCTCTTCTAAAACTCACCGACCCAATTCTCGATATCTTCACCAAGCAGGCTATCGTCGAAATCGGCGTGCGTAAGCAGCCGGGAGATATCTTGCTTGCGACTTTCGGTGCGTGGCACAAGCCCATCGCCGACGCTCATCCCGGTCTCATCACTATCGAACCCGGCATTGGGTATCCGACCGGCGCGTTCGCCGACAACCGCATTTTCGAGAGCTACGCGATCATGCACGCGTACCAAGGACAAAAGGCCGCCGTAACGGCGAGCAATGAGTATTGGTATGATGCCGTGATCCCAATCGCGTTTGACCCGGCGCAGTACACCTTCGAAGAGACGAAGGGTGAGTTCTTACTTTTTATGGGGAGGCTTCATAAAGGCAAAGGTCTTCATGTTGCGATACAGATGGCCGAAGCGACCAAGACCCCTCTTCTAGTCGCAGGTTACGGCCATGTCGGCGATATAAAATTGACGGACAGCAAGTACGTCACGCACATCGGCTCGGTGTCGGGCGAACGAAAGAAATACTTTTTGAGCCGCGCGAAAGCTGTCATCTGTGCTTCGCATTATCTGGAGCCGTTCAACGCCGTGCAGATCGAAGCGCAGATGTGCGGAACTCCGGTCATCTCAAGTGACTGGGGCGCGTTCGCTGAATACAACCCCAATGGTTTGACAGGTTATCGATGCAAAAGTTTTGAACAATTCGTGTGGGCGGCTCAGCACGTGCACGAGCTTGACACTCGAAAAATAAGGAAGTGGGCTGAGCGATTTTCGCTGGAAAATATCGCTCCGCACTATACCGATTACTTCCAAACGGTCGCTGATGCCTACGGCGGGAAAGGGTGGTATGAACTTCATCCCGACCGAAAAACTTTGCGCTCAGCGAGCTTCACAAACGACGCATTTTTCTAAGTGAAGTTGCTAGTTGTTTTCCTTAATTCCGTGCTGTAGTCTTGCGGCATAATTTGGCATGTCTTCGTTTCCTCGCATGGGCGAGATGTCGCGAAGTCAATACCAGAAATTTTGCTTAAAGCTCTCCATGGGGAGTGCTGAAATGCTTCACCCCCACACCGGAGAGTTCTCATGGCCAACGTGTCAACTACCATCGCAGACGTAGTCGTCCCCACCATCTTCACGCTGTACACGCAACAGCTTACGATGGAGAAGACCGCGATCATCCAGAGCGGCGTTGCTGCTCGCGATGCCTTCCTCGACAACCTGCTCGCTGGCGGCGGTCTTACCTTCACCGTCCCGTCATGGCAGGACATCGGCGATCCGGCGGAGAACGTTTCCTCGGATGACCCGAACGTCACTTCCAATCCGAACATCACTCAGACCTCCGCCGAAGTCGCGGTGCGCCTGAGCCGTAACGCAAGCTGGAGCACGATGCGTCTGGCGACTGCGCTGGCCGGTTCCGACCCGATGCAATCAATCGCATCGCGCGTTTCCGACTACTGGGTCCGCCGGTTGCAGCGAGCCTTCGTCGCCGTTGCCAACGGCGTCTTCGCCAACAACTCCCTGAATGACCCGACGCTGGGCCGCTCTGGACAGTTGGGCATCAATGCGGCCTACGGCCACAAGGGCGATCTGACCAACGACATCTCCGCTGGCGGCTTCGTCGCGGGCGTGACCAATTTCCAAGCGTCGGCATTCATCGACACTTGCACGTTGCTCGGTGACGCCGCCGAAGACGTGACCGCAGTGTTCATGCACTCGGTCGTGTATTCGACCGCCCAGAAGAACAACCTGATCGACTTCATTCCCGACAGCGAAGGCAAGGTCAACATTCCGACCTTCCAAGGTCGCCGGGTCATCGTCGATGACGGCATGCCCAATCCCGCAGGCGACGCCTCCAACGGCGCGCAGACGGCGGCTGGTATCTACCACACGTGGCTCGTCGGCCCGGCATCGTTCCGGCTCGGCGTGGGTACGCCCATCGTGCCGACCGAAATCTTCCGCAACCCGGACCGTGGTAACGGCGCGGGCAGCGACACCCTCTACAACCGCGTCGAATGGGTCATCCATCCGGTCGGCCATGCCTACGTCGGCAGCCCGGCCACCGAAGGGGGACCGACCAACGCCGCGACCGCGAACAACCTCGCCTTCTCTGGCTCGTGGGTTCGTGTCTTCCCAGAGCGCAAGCAGATCAAGCTTGCCCGCCTGATCACTCGCGAAGCGTAAGCCGCTTCGCCTTTCGAACGAATATAGGGGGCGGGCCGCAACGCCCGCCCCTTTTCTCTTGATCAAGGATCGCGCACATGGCCAATCAACTCGGCTCCGCCACCGTCACCCCTCGCGAGTACAGCAGTCACAAGCGCCGTAGCTTGCTCGCGCGTCGGCGTCATGACAATCAACTCGGCGCGTTTCTCGCCCAGCAGGCTACGCGCTTGTCCAGCACGGCGGCTGTCATCTACGCGAAGCTCAAGAAGTACAAGGCCGTCACCATCAAGGCCGCTGCCAGTCTCGCCAACATTCCGTAACCGAGTTGCGTTGGCGCTGAGTTGCGGATAAGACGGGGACACTTCGGTCCGTCATTCGCGTAACGCATCGCCCCGAGGGAGAAATCCCTCGGGGCAACAATTCCTGTCCCCGCACCATGAGGTGAAATATGTCTACGTTCCCCAAAGAAGCTCTCAAGGAAATTCTCCAGTCTCTCGACCAAACAAACGATGCACTCTGGACTGACGACGGTTCGCCGCTCGTGTCCGAAATCCAGCGGCGCGCAAACGACACGACCATCACGCGGGGACAGATCAATGATGCCCTCCCCGGCTTCGCTCGCAAGACGAAAGACAGCGTCAGCGAAGATGTGCAGCCCGACGATGAAGGCGATGAGACCGGCGGCATCGATCCCGGTCCGCTCGACGCTTCCGTCGATACTATCGATCCGGCCACGGATGCACTACAGGCCGGGGAAGATGGTTTCGAGACTGCGGAAGACGAGTACACGCGCATCAAGGCGATTGCTCAACAGCGCGTTCGCGATGCTGAGGTGGGTCTGTCTGATGCGAAAACGGCCACGACAGAAGCCTATCGGGCTGAGCGGCAGGCTGAGCAGCGTCTCACACGGGCTCTGCAACAGTACAGTGCCAAATTCCCGCCGATCTCGGAGGCGGAGAATATCCAACAGCACATCGCGAAGCAGCAAGAAATCCTGCGTGCGCGGGTCATGAGTGCTCAGGGTGGGGTCTCACCCTTGAACCCGGTCGATGTGTCCTTGATGGACAGAAAACGAAACAACGGTCGGAACGGCAGGGGGCCAACTCCGACTGGGTTCCTCCCCCGTAAGGCAGCGGTCAGCTACTAATGGTCGCTGACGAAAGGCGGCTATCATGGCTCAACGCTCTTATCTTAAAAGACGCTTTGATAGCCGGGGCGGTTTGTCTGCGGCTCTTCGCCGTGCGACAAAGACGAACAAGTTTCGAACGGTGCTGGTAGACGATCTGGCATCGTTCGCAACAGGCAACATCACATTCCCTTCAAATCCTTCAAACGGTGATACGGTCACATTGGGCGGAACGGTTGTGACGTTCGGGCCAGCGAATGTCCATATAACCGGACAACTCAAAGACACGTTGACGAACCTCGTTAGTTTCCTGAGTACTTCGGCTGACGTAAATCTCATCAAGTGCACCTACTCGATGCTCAGCAATGTGCTCACCGTCAAATATAAGACGCCGGGCGTCAAGACGTTCACGCTGGCCGCGAGCGCGGCAACGGTGTCGAGCGCTACGCTCAGGCTCAATCCAATTCAGAAGCGAATACCGCTATGAGCGATGAAGAGATTGATGTCGTCTCTGTATCGGTTCCTATCCCTGTCACGGTCGTACCAACTCCGACCGGGGCGGTGCCGGTTGTCACCGACGTTCCTGTAGTCCTTGCCTCAGTGACCGTGTTAGCGCCTGTCGGGCGTGACGGACAAAATGCTCCATTCATTCCCGGACAAGATGGACGCGACGGCGATGATGCTCCGATCATTCCGGGGCCGCCCGGTCTTGACGGTCGGATCGGGGTTGATGGCCGGAGCATTCCCGGTCAAGACGGCGCGGACGGCGAAGACGCGCCGATCATTCCGGGACCGCCGGGAGCACCGGGATCGAACGCTGCTTCATTCATCATGCTGATGGAAGGCAACGACGGCGCGGACGGCGCGGATAGTTTCGTTCCGGGTCCGCAGGGCGTAGGCATTCAGGGACCGGCG